TCCAGCGCGGCGTCCAGGTTCAGCGCCGGGTCCAGCCGCTCCAGCCGCCATGTGCCGGCCCGCTCCACGGCGAAGAAGACGCGCCCGTCCAGCTCCGCCACGGCGCGGAAGGCGCCCTGCGTCTCCTGCCGGGTCCAGCCCGTCACCTGCTCGGCGCGGAACAGCGTCAGCGTGGCGCAGCCGCCATCGGCCATCACCACGTGCAGCAGCCGCCGCACCTGGTCATAGGCCATGGAGACGGGATCCTGCATCAGGTGCGCCGCCACCAGGCCAAGGTCGGAGGACTGGTAGGCCTGCGACACCTCCGTGTAGGCGAACTCATGGATGGCGCGTCCGGAGCGCGCGGCGAAGATGGTGGCGCCGTCCACGTCCACCGGCGGCACGCTGCGCGCGGGGTGGGAGCCGATGCGCGTCTGCCGCGTCACCTGGATGGAGGCCGGCGTCAGCGGCTCGCCCGAGACCATCCACTCGCCGCCCGTGGTGAAGACCTGCAGGTGGCGGCCGCTGAACACGTGGCGGATGGCGTTCACCTGGTCGCCCATCAGGCCGAACTCGATGCCCTCGTCGTCCAGCCCCTTGCCCAGGTCGAAATCCCACAGGCTGCCGGAACGCGAGAGCCACAGCCGGTTCGGCAGGTCGCGCGAGCCGCCCAGCACCAGGCGGTCCTGGTGGAAGCATGCCGCGACCGGCCAGCCCCGCGCGGGCGAGAAGGCGGCCTCCTCCCAGTCCGTGCTGGCGGCCGCGTCGGGCAGCGGCCCGGCCAGGGCGGCGAGGGCCTGGGTGGGCGAGAGCACCTGCGTGATGGTCATCCGAACGCCGCGCAGGCGCCAGGCCGCGCCGGGCTGCGCGGCGGCGAAGACCGCGCCGCCCGCGGCCAGCGTCACCTCGCCCGCGGCCGCGGAGGGGGTGATGGACACGCCCTCCGTGCCCATGAAGCGGAAGACCGGCATGCGCGCCCAGGGCCAGCCGCCCACCTGCCAGCTGGTGTGGCCGGTGCGGGTGATGCGCTGCGGCGGCAGCGCGGGGTGCGTCACCAGCAGCGTGTCGGCGCTCTGCGTGAAGGACAGGCCGGGCAGCATCCAGCCCTGCCAAGGGCCGGCCAGCGTGGCCACCACGGCATCGTCCAGCACCACCTGCATGCCGCCGGCGAAGAAGGCCAGCAGGTAGGTCTGCTCGGTGTTGAACTCGAAGGGCACCAGGCGGGCTGGGCCGGGCAGGGCGGCCAGGTGGCGCAGCCCGGGCCGGCGCGACAGCCCGCCCGTGGGGTGCAGCACCACGTTGCGCAGCCGCGCGGCGCCATTGGCATAGGCGCGCAGGTCGGCGCGGCCCAGCATCTGGGGCGAGAGCTCGCCAGCCGTGAAGCTGTTCTTCACCTGGCGGGTGGAACCGGACATGGCGCCTCAGCCCCGCACGGAAACCAGGGGGAAGCCGCCGATGGCCCGCACCGTCGCCTGCTGGCTGTCGGCGCGGCGCGCGGCGCGCAGCTCGGCCTCCGCCTGCTGCGCCAGCAGCTGCGCGCGGCTCGTGTTCTCCGTCAGCGGGATGCAGAACTCCGCCGCCAGCCGCGCCACCAGCGCCGCGGCGAAGAAGGGGGGGAAGGCGGCCTCGTCCGGGCGGAAGATGAAGCTCAGCGCCACCTGCGGCGCGTCGGTGTGCAGCCGGTCCTCCAGCAGGCGGTAGGCGATGCCAGGACCTGCCGAGAGCGCGCGCAGGAAGCCCGCGGGCAGCTGGTAGGCGAAGGCGAAATCCGCCACTGGCCGCGCCTCCAGCCGCGGCAGCGTGGCCTGCCCGGTGGCGAAGCTCCAGGGATGGGCGGAGAGCATGGCGTCGCGCGCGCCGGCATAAAGCCCGGCGGCGATCTCCGCCTCGGCCGTGCCTTCCTCCAGCGAGGCGATGGGCGGCGCGCCCAGCCGCAGCAAGGCGCGCGAGCAGAGTTCGAGGGCGGTCAGCGCCATCGTCGGGACCTCCGGCAGGATGGTGGGGCAGGGGGGTGCGGCGCCGGGCGGTGCGCCCGGCGCCGCGCGTGGCGCTATTCCTTGCAGCGCATGCGGACGACGCCCTCATCGTCGATCAGCACGGCGCCCTGGCTCATCATGCTGTTGACGAAGTGGGCCGCGCGGTCGCCGTGCCAGGTGATGTCCGTCATCACCTCGCCTGCCGCGGCATGGCCGACCGCGCTGCGGTGGAAGAAGTAGCAGGAGCGCAGGGCGCCGGTCTTGGTCAGCCCCGAATGCGGGATCCAGGTGGCGCCCAGCCACTTCTTCGCCTGGCCGCCCTTCCAGGGCAGCTCCGCCTCGCCCACGAACTGGGCGTTGGCGAATTCCTGGATGGTCAGCAGCTCGCTCCACTGCTTCCAGCCCACGACGGCGAAGCGGTTGCCGTCATCCGGCACGTCCGCCGCGCCCAGCATCTCGAAGGCCAGCAGCACCTTGGCGCGCGTCAGCCCGTCATTGTCGGTCTGCCCTGCGCTGGTGCCCACCGCCTCCCGCGTGCCGGTGTCCATGGCGGCGATGATCAGCTCGTCCGTCTTGCGGCCCAGCGCGTAGGCGCCGGCATTGGCCAGCACGCCCAGCTCGTTGGCGTTGGTCTTCAGCTCGTCGAAGCGGTCGATCCAGTCGCCCGCGTAGTGGTCCTGCAGGAAGCACTCCACGGCGCCGTAGGCCACGTTCATCACCGGCACCACGCCGTTGCGCGCCTTCGCCCCCGCCACGCCGCGCCCCACCTTGGGGAAGATGGTGCTGGCGCCCTTGATGCCGGTCTTGGCGCGCACGCAGCCGCGCAGCTTGGAGCCCTGGCGCTGATAGGCCTCGTGCACTTCGGTCTGGTACTGCTTCACGAAGGCCTGGTCGATCGAACCGGACATGAAGTCCTCCTTGCGGTGAGAGGGGATGGCGGCACGTCGCGTGGTTCCCCGCGCCATCGCGGGCCATGCGCCGGGCCGGGCGGCCGCCCGCGCCCATCGGGTTGTGCGGGCGGCCAGGAAGGGGGTTCGCTTCCGCCGGGAAGCGGCGCGGGTGCGCCGGGGGCGCCACCCGCGCCCGCGTCAGTTCCCGACGAGCTTGCGGAAGCCTTCGGTCACGCGGCGCACGATCTCCGGCTCGCGCGCGCGCCAGTAGCGCGGGTCGCGCATCAGGCGGCGCAGCTCGGCCTCGTCGGCGGGGGCGGGGGCCTCGGCCTCGCGCTGCAGGCGCGGTTCGGGGCCCTGCATCATGCGCTCCATCGCCAGCACGCCCTCGGCGGTGGTGGACAGCGCCTCCATCACGCCGGGCGGCAGGTGGGCGGCACCCCAGGCCTTGATCTGCGCGGCGACGCGGCGGAAGCGCTCCTCGCCGCCGAAGTGGTCCCGCAGCCTCTCCAGCTGGCGGTCCGCCTCGAACTGCTGCGCCGCCTCGGCGATCAGCGGCAGCAGGCGCTCGGCCGCCAGGTCATAGACCAGCTGCACCTGCGCGGGGGTGAAGCCGGCCTCATGCAGCAGGGCGTTCACCCGCGGGTCGGGGCCGACCAGCTCATGCTTCGGCGTCACCTCATAGGCATCGGGCGTCTCGGGGATGCCCAGCATCTCCCGCCAGCGGCGGCGCTCCTCCTCCGGCGCGTCGGGGCCGGGCGGGCCCATGCGGGAGGAGAGGCGGCGCTCCAGCTCGCGGTATGACTTCAGCAGCGCGTCCACGCGCAGCTCCCCCACCTCGCTGTCCCAGAACTTCTCGGGGATGTCGGCTGGGCGGGGCTTGGTGCCGGTGGCGGCGGCGTCGAGCAGGCTGTCGGACATCAGGGGGTCTCCACGGCAGGGATCAGCACTTCGGCCGGCGCGCCAAGCGTCTTGGCGAGCCAGCGGGCGGCGGCGGGGGCATCCACCTGGGCGGCGGCGGCCTGGCCCATCTTCGCCACGGCTTCGAGGAACAGCAGGGTGTTCGCGGCATCCGCCCGGCCCTGCACGCGGGCCAGCGGGCTTTCGTAGCGCAGCTGGGCCGCGCCCTCGCGCACCAGGGCGGGCGGCACCTCCCCGCGCCGCGCGAGGATGGCGAGGGAGCGCGCCACCAGCGGCGAGAGCAGCTCGCTCTGCAGCCGGCCATAGGTGGCGCCCAGCAGGCGGGCCGCCTGGGCGGAACGCTCCAGCACCTCGGTGGCGGTCATCCGCGCCTGGTCCGGCAGGCCCAGCCGGTCCGCCAGCAGGGCGTTGCGGATGCGCGCACGCAGGTCCTCCAGCACCAGCTGCGAGACGTCGAAGGAGCCCGGCGCGGCGAGGGGCGTGAGGCCGGACGAGCCGGGCGCCTTGGGGATGATGGCCCCCGGCACCAGCTGCACCGTGGCCGGGTTCAGCACCCCGTCATCCTCGGCCTGCCAGATGCCGGTGACGGCGATGGAGGCGTTCTTCAGCACCAGCTCCACCACGCGGTTGGCGGTGCGGATGTCGGGCAGCGCCTTGGTGACCGGCCCGCGGCCATAGGTCTCGCCCGGTGCCTTCAGCCAGCGGAAGGCGATGAAGGGCGCCGCGGCGAAGCCGCCCTGGGCCAGGAAGCGCGGCGCCTCGTCGGCCAGCACGGCGGCGTAGCGATGCCCGGCGCGGGCATCGGGCCAGACCGCCTCCAGCACGCGGTGCCGGGCGGGCTCGGCCTCCGGGTCCTCGCGCAGCAGGGCGGGCGGCAGCTCGGCGAAGGGCCAGCGGGCCAGGATCTCCGGCACCGTCAGGCGCATGTCGCGGAACACGGTGTCGAGACGGCCGGAGGGGCTTTCCTCCAGCACCGCCGAGAGCATGGGCACGGCGGCGAAGCGCAGGGCCGATGCCTCGCCCGGTGGCGCTTCCTCCACCAGCAGCAGGCCGGTGCCGG